CATGAACATCATTGGTGGAATAAACATGCTAATAAAACGTTTGTATTACCACATTCTCGTAGTGATTCTGTAGTAGAATTATTCAAAGAAAATGTTCGCGTAGGAAGAAAATCAAACAAATCACAATATATCAGACCAAACAATGTATATATGAAACTTATTAATAGTTGTGAATACGATATTCCAGAAAATATCATTTTAGATTATGATTTTGGATATTTGGTAGGTGCATATTGTGCAGAAGGATGTATGACAAAACACCAAATATCGATTGCAAACAATGATGATGAATATTTGATTCCAGTTCAACGTTGGTGTGAAAAACATAATATTACTACCAAGATATACTGTAATAAGGACAAAATACAAGAAGGCTGGACAAGTCAAGATATTCGTATTTACAATACAGTACTATGTCGTATACTATCAAAACTTTGTGGTAATCTAAGTCATAATAAATTCGTATCTGATAAAATCATATTTTCAAACCGTGAATGTATTCTTGGATTTTTAGATGCATATATTGGTGGAGATGGTAGTGTTGGTCAATGTAAACGTAAAGATAATTCACTTCGAACTGAGAGTATATCAGCTTCATCTGTTTCTTATAAACTATTATTAAGTGTACAAATTATGTTAAAAAATCTAGGTATTGTTAGTAAAATAAATAAAACAAAAAAACCAGAAAAAAATAACCGTGGAACAAAACCAGAAAACTTCAAACAACCATATTTATTAACTGTTCGAAACAAACAATCACAAAAATTAGCCGAACTATTAAATATGAAACCATCTACTAAAAATGACAAAGCAAAGCAGTTATTGAATAGAGATTTTAAATATGAATATTATGAAAAATATTTAACTGTTCCAAATATCATAAATGGTGAAGTCGTAATGGAACTACGTGATAATCGCTTTGTCGATACTGAATTTGATAAAATTATATCTATAGAGGAAGTATCTAATACAACAAATTATGCTTATGATTTGACGGTCGAAGATACGCGAACTTTTGACTGCATAAATGGTGTAAATTTTTATGATACATTTCATCTTGCCGGCGTAGCATCAAAATCTAACGTCACCCGTGGTGTGCCAAGAATAGAAGAAATTCTGAGACTTACAAAAAATCCAAAAAATCCATCACTAACCGTATTTTTAAAACCAATTGATGAAACAGAGCGCGATAGAGCAACCCAATATGCTAATATGTTGGAACATACTAAACTAATTGATGTTACAAAATCAGTACAAATATGTTTTGATCCAAATGATAGGGCAACCACAATAATAGAAGACCGATTATTATTAGAACAATATTATGAATTCGAAGATATTGTAATAGATTGTATGGAACAAGATCAGGATGCAACTGGACAAAAATCAAAATGGATAATAAGATTAGAGTTCGATGCAGAAACATTATTAGAAAAGAACATAACGATGGATGATATTCATTTTGCAATCACAAATGGTCATGGAAATGATATTTCATGTGTATATTCCGATTATAATTCAGATAATTTGATTTTCAGAATTCGTTTGAATAGTAGTGTATTCAATAAAACCAAAAAGCAAAAAGGTATTCCTGATACATTAGATCAATCAGATGAAATATATATGTTACGTAATTTCCAAGAAACCCTTTTGAACAATATTGTATTACGTGGTATACAAGGAATTCGAAATGTTCTTCCTCGAAAATTACAAAACTATGTAGTAAAAGATGAAGGTAAATATTCACAAAAAGACATATGGATTTTAGATACAACTGGTACAAATTTATTAGATGTATTAGCATTTGATTTTATAGATCCATCACGCACATATAGTAATGATATCAAGGAAATATTCGATGTATTAGGTATTGAAGCTGCTAGACAAACTATTTATAATGAACTCTATGAAGTCATGGAATTTGCAGGTGTATATATAAATTATCATCATCTCAGTTTATTATGTGATAGAATGACGTCTACCCAGAATATGGTTTCAATATTTAGGTCTGGTATTTTGAATGATGACATCGGACCAATATCAAAATCCACTTTTGAAGTACATACAGAAGTATTATTGAATGCATCGAGACATGCAGATTTTGATCATATGCGTGGTGTATCAGCAAATGTAATGATGGGACAAATGGGTGTATTTGGTACAGGAAGTTTCAAATTGATATTAGATATGGATAAAATGAAGAAAATGAATGATACCGATGTTGATATTCGCAATATAGACAATGAGATAGAAAAAGAGTTTGGGTTGATTGATGATAAGACAGATATATGTTCTAAACCAAATATAGAAATACAGAATAATATAACCAATTTGAAATATAATGAAACAAATCAAACAGACAATGACGAATACGATATGGGATTTTAGATATTGATATATAAAAAATACAAACAAATATATTTTGTATTTTTTTATGCTTGTAGACCCATCAATATATTATTGACAGCATTTATTATTTTTATTCTAGGAGCTTTTATGTTAAATAAAAACATCAAATGACGTAGCTGTATAATAGTATTATGTGTCATATATTGTGAATAATGTATTAAAATATTATTGATAGCATGTATAATAGCAAATCTATTTTGATTATTTTGATACATATACATAATATTATAAATAGCACTTTTTACATTTACATTCATATTGGTAGGTTCGGGGCTTGGCGCAGGCATAGGAGCAGGCATAGGAGCAGGCATAGGAGCAGGCATAGGAGCAGGCATAGGAGCAGGCATAGGAGCAGGCATAGGAGCAGGCATAGGTGCAGGCATAGGAGCAGGCATAGGAGCAGGAACTGGCGCAGGCACAGGCTCAGGCACAGGAGCAGGCATAGGAGCAGGTTCAGGAAGAACATTCATTTCAAATTCACCTTGAATATTTCCAGGAGGAGCAGTATTCATAGTAATAATAGCAGATTGTGTCTGAGTATTTATTGATATACCTATTGCAAATCTAGTACTGGATTTCCAAACAAGACAGGTAAAATGTCCAGTTCCACTACTAAAACCAGGATTATTGAAATCATATTTCATAACTTCATTATACCAAGAATCAATACTTTTTTTAATTAACACCATGGCATCTGAACCATAACCTTGAAAATATGCCAAATTTTCACCATATAACTGATTACCACTATGTTGGAATAAATTATTACTGGATAATACAAGAGACCAACTTTGTGAAAAACTATATATTGTATTATCCCATACCATGGGCGGTGCTTGATGTTTTGCTCTATAATTATTTATATATAGAGCAATTTCATTTTCTTGATCAGGGGTCAATGATGGTTGTGTAATAGACATTATAATATTTTGTTATATAAAAATATCCTAAATATTTCGAACTGCATTATGCAGTGTGAAATATAATTGTAATTATGTATTTACAAGTGTAAAAATATGATTATACACGTTTATATGAACGTCTTTTTCGTAAAGATCGGAATTTTTTATTTGAACGTTTCTTTTTATATGAACGTTTTTTGGGTGGTTTTCTACCGCCATAAGAGGGTTCTTTGTCAATACTACTTTTATATGATTCAAATTCAGTTTCATAATTTTTTTTAGGATTAAATATTTTTATATAATCATTATGTAATTTTTTATAATATTCTAACATATTATTGAAAATTACATCAATATTTTCTATATTTTTATTTCCAAACATAATTTTTTTTATTTTATTCATTGATGACTCTTTATCGTTTTCATTAATATATTTATATATAAAATGTCGCATCATAGATGAAGATGTTGGCGTAATTTCGGATTTATCATTATTTTCGCCTACAATTACAATATCAGGTAACTTAATACTATAAGTAAGTTGTTCATTTGTTCCGTTTTTTTTTTTTTCTTCAATTTTAGTTTGAATTTCGGTATCATTTCCCCAAGGCTTTATTTTTTCAAATCTTAAATTAGTACCATTATTTACTATATTAAATAATTCTGTTTTGCCTATTTCTTCATCTGTTAATTTTCTATAACCAACATAAATTTTGGCTACCTTGTCTACATATTTTTCAATACCTTTCCAATAAGGTAATTGCATCATATTGTCATAACCCATTCCAATACATAAAGTACTATTTTGATAATCTTCTTTTAATTTATTAATTGTTAAAATTGTATCTGTACTTTTTTTTATAGGATATAAATCATATTCTATTTCACTAGCTTCGAAAGTAATCCTTTTTTTTTCTTCTTCTGATAATTCTTCTTTTAATAGATCGCAAAATATTTTCAAAATTTCTAAACGCGATATTTGTGTTTCTTTTAAATGAGGTTTACTACTTGAAACTGCTGTTGGCATAAACAACATTTTAATATTTTTTGCATTTGGATAATCATTTAATACTTGTTCTGCAAATAACTTCATTGATATATAATGACCAAATGTAGGTGGTCCAAAAGCGCCCTGAAACGAAAAAACGACATTTTCAACATTTTCAGATGAGGGTTTATTTAAAAACTCCATATAATTTATATATTGAAAAAAATACAAATCAAAAAACAATATAAAAAATATACAACTAAATATTGTGGGAACACCCCCCACCGGGTTTAGCTCAGTTGGTAGAGCATTTGACTGTAGAGGTTTATTGATATCAAATTGTCACCTGTTCGATTCAGGTAACTCGGAAAAGGCGTTAGTGGTGTAGTGGTAACACACAACCCTTCCAAGGTTGAACTGGGGGTTCGATTCCCTCCTAACGCAAACATATTATAACAACGCCAATATTGTTATAATATATATTTATCGTTTCAAATTAATTTTTATAGGATAGGTATTTAAATAATCCGTTATCGTCGACATATGTTTATCATAGTCAGGATCTTTACTCAATAATTCAAAACCAGGTAATTCATTCATATGAAAACTACCGTCGATTAAATGATACGTTTCCATATCATTTGCATTATTTTCACCGCCACATCTTATAAAATAAAATTTATCCATTGCAACATCACCGCCTAAAACAAACCAATCATATTGATATGTCAAATTCGCTATTTTATTTGATGAAAACAAAACAATAGGTAATTTCATAGAAGATGCTAGTAACCATAAATCCAAATTCGTCAAAAAATAAGAGTCGCTCATGATAACGGGCTGTAAATCCAGAATACCACCTTTTTTCAAGATTGACACAATATCTTTTTTACCTTGTATTGATAAAATGCCATGAAAATGCAAATTATAATTTTTATAATATTTTTCATATTCTTTTAATAATTTCGTTTTGAGTGATTCGACAGACTCATCGATACCAAGATGTTTATTTATAACATACAAAATAGGATAATAACTACATAAAATCGAGTCGCTTATTAAGAACTCTTTGGTATTCTCAGGAAAAATAGCGCGCCAATTTTTTCCATCCGATCCCGTATTTTCGATAACTAGAACTGGTGTACCAATACATTCATTGAAATCATCTAATTTTGTTGTATTTTTATTCATTGTATGTTGTTTATTCAAAGGCACTTTTTGAATACGCTGATTATTATTCATTGGATTTGCATTATCGTAGTTGATGTTTTGAATATATTGATTCATATTATACGGTATTAAATTATCAAAATAATTACCAAACAATACACTTTGTAACAATAAGATCTCATCTTTATGAATAGAATAATCAATATTTGTAATATTCAAATAATTTTTTGGTTCAAAAATGAATGTGCGTATACGATTATATCTTAATAATTCATCAGCCATTTTGCTGAAATAAAATACTTTGTTGTTTTTACTATCGATCAAATTCTTACTAGGTAAACAAATAGTATTATTTTTTGTAAAACATATAGTTTTGATATCGTTAAAATTATTAAAAGAATTCAAGTCACTTAGTTTTGAAAGTGCGTCTTCACTTATTTCTACAAACGATAATTGATCACTCGTTAAATCGACCAATATTTTTATTATATTTTTCAATTTATATGTATACGAATATTCTACATTATCTATTATGTCTATTATTTTTTTGCGAATATCTTTGTTTACAAAATCATTCAATAAATTACGTATTTTTATGCGAAATGCCAAATAAAATTGTGTTTCGAGAGATATATTACGTATAGTTTTTATACGAATTTCATCTTTTGTATCGACCGTTGCTAATTTTTTGTCAATTTGATGATATCCATTTTCCGCACCCTTGTCTTTATAGCTAACCACTTCAATGAAATCACCACCATATTTGACATCATTTGTTTCATAAGGTTCTGCTAGTTGTACAAATTGATTGGTTTCAGTCAAAATACCCACTATTAATCCATCTTCGACTAATCGCATTTTGGGTTTACATCTTATTTCACCATTGGTAACACTGTGCACCGCTGATAATTTCTTTATAGTCATTTCATATGATAACCAAACAACATCATCAATATATTTAATTTGCAAGTTATTAACATGCGCCGATGGAAATGTTGGTACGAATACATGTTCATTGTCTAGTTCTTTGTTTGACACCATGACTCCTATTATTTTTCCACGATAATTCGATATCTGTTCTTTTATTACTAGTCCGGTTTGTTTCAATATATTGACCACAGCAGCGGCTGATATATTTTGTTTAAATTCATATAGTTTTATTTCATTTATATTTTTAGTTTTAGTTTGATATCCATTTATACTAGCCTGTGGTTTACAATAGTTTTTCATACTGCGTTTTATTAATTCAAAAGTCTCTAATAATATTTTTGGAGTATTATTATTTTTGAAAACTTTTACTGCGCTATTTGCAGTTCTAGATTCATCGCTATTTGTTTTACCATATTTATAAATAGGTTCATAAAATTCTCCTTGTTTTAATAATAATATAGTGCCTTTTTTACGATTATAAAGTTCTCCATTATAAGAATTTGTAGGACATAATATTTCCACATTATCAGTTATGTCATTATCTACGATTTCCATAATAATGAGATTCACCCCCCCTTCAAATAAAATAGACTCGTTCATGGTAATTATATCCCATAAATAAGTATGATCAATAAATGAATCGGGGTCCTTGATATATTCTAGAAAGTTCTCATAGGCTTGAATAGTGTCTTTCAAAAACCGGTTTTGTGCAGGATTTTCAAAATCCGTAAAACTTTTATAAAACACGGTATTTTTATAATTTTCAACATGGATATCGCTAATAAATTTGGATTTGATATTTGTTTTATCAAAAACAGATACGAGAGAACCATTATTCGATTTCAAAAATATATCAATTGTCATGTTTTTTAACAAGATTTTACGAATGTTCTCAATAGTTGGAATAAAATCTTTATGATAATAGCTATACACATCAGATATACATCCTAAAAATGATTGATGTCTCGTTTGTTCTACACCATATCTTAAAATAGGTGTTGCATTTGGTTTCAATACAGCGGCATTTTTTTTAGTAACTGCGTATGAGCTGTCAGTATTCAAAAATAATTCTACTGAAATGGGTAAAAACCCCCATCTATACTGATTGATTGGTACCTTATCAAAACCAAGTATATGTATTATATTTTTTACTCGTTGTTTTTGTTTTTGTTCTTGTTCTTCATATTGATCCGTAGTATCTACTGGACTTTCTTCGATATTTTCATCCGTTTGTTCTTGATATTTACTTTTTAATTCTTCATATAAATCGAATTCTCTTCCTTCCCATTCTTTTAATTTATTATCAATATCAGTTTTTGATAATTTTTCATATTCTTTGAGATATTTACGTATTGCCTCTACTAACTCACTAAAAGATGTTACTAATTGTTTTACTTTTTTTTCATTGTATTGTTTACCGGTGCTCAAGTCTGCATCTTGAATACTACATTCTTTACGCCTACGTATTTGATATTCAGTGTTCATATTTTTGAAACAACATGGAACACAAGTATTTGGGTCAGGATGAGCATCATTATCTAAAAATCCTGGTCGATGTTGACGGTAATTACCTTGTTTGTCTTTGTGTTCTTTCTCATCTGTAAATTCAAATACGTTTTTGTTATCGACTGTTTTTATGTTGTCACATTCACCATCTTTGAATTGTTGTTCAGTCATAGGACGATTTTTTTTAACACACCAATATCTTGGACAAATATACCAATATTTTTTATCAGTTTGTGTGCTATATGGTAATGCAACCTCATAAGAACCCGGATATTGATCATCTATGTCTTGTTTTTCTTTATCAGTTAATATAACCGGTTGTCGACTTAGATTTGCAGGACATGCACGACTATATGCATTAAAATTACCTTCTTTTTTTGATAAAAATAATGTAGGTTCTTTTTCTTTCATTTTTTTGAAGAATATATTAGCACCTCCGGTTTGTTTTTGTTTGTTTATGGTTTCAATATTATCGATGATTAATTTTTCTTCATCATTTTCGTCAAGATCTTCGTCGTCTTCCTCGTCATCGCTGTCTTCAAACAATATACCATTATTATTGATTTCATCATCGTCTGGTTCCCCTACAACTTCATCTTTATCGTTTTGATCATCATCGTTGATTTCTTCGTCTTCGTCTTCATCATCTTCTTCAAATAAAATACCCCCTTCCTCTTCATCCTCCTGGTATTCTTCTTCTTCATCGTCCTCTTCCTCCTCAAATAAAATGCCTTCCTCTTCTATATCTTTATCTTGTAAACGAAACGGTTGTATATCAGGCATTATAACATTATCAATATGTGGTTCATCCTTGGTTTTTTGAATATTTGTAGACTTTTCTACTATTTGTGCTTTTGTAATGAAACTAGACTCAGGATATTGTGTTATTCTCAATAAACTATCAATATAAATATTCAAAATCGGTAAAAAATTAATATTATTTATGTCTGATATCTCTATTAATAATTTGTTCTCAAATGGTATCGTACGAATTACCACAGGAAACCCCGGATTCTCAGCAATATCAATAGTTTTATTAACAAATTGACCACCAATACGAATATGTTGATTCAAATAATCCCTTAGTTTCAAAATAGCTTCATCTTCTGACATTGTAAAATTTACTTTCAATGCTTCAATAACATTTTTTTCATTATCATTTTTTTTAAAAATATTAGTTATCATAGCGTCAATTGCATCCATTTTTCTATAATTTTCTACACGTTTGTATTTTAAAATAGCACCTTTATCAATGTTTTTATCAATAATTTCGAAAGCAGTAGATAAAAAATTAGTATATTCAGATAGTTTTATTTCATAACGATAATTGATCAAAAAATTATATTCGATATTAATTATTTCTATGAAATCATTGTCTATTGCCTCAAACATTGACAACATATACCCATTTGATTCTAATAAACGATTGATTTTTTCAATAATTGGATTCAAAGCCGTTTTCAATATATTTTCAACAAATTCGGGTTCGACTGGCTCATTGAACTCAGAACGAACAATAACATTTCCATTATAATCAATATCCATGTAAACCGCGATAAGAACATTATCAAACATATTTTGTATATAAAAATGAAGACGATGACCTTTACTAGGCTCTTTCGATAAGGATGTTATTTTAGCTTTAGTTAAAAAAGGGATTTTCTTACCATTTTGTGTTCGGTTTTTAGAATATAACCGATAAATAGCCTCACGACGAGCACCCGGATTGTATTTAATAAATGGTATTTCAGTATTTACATGGAATTGTTTGAATATAATATCTAGAGGTAAAACAGTTTGAAATTCTGGATGTAAAATTAAATGAAATGATTTGATACCCTTCTTAAGATAAGGAATATCATTTTTACGACTATAAAATACATTATAATATAAATTAATTACGTCATATATTTTCATTGTTTTTTCGGTCATTATAAATTGTGTTTGTTGTATTAATGTTTCTTTTGAATCCATCAAAGCATCTTTTGAAAGAATGTCCTTTTCTTTTAATAAGGGAAAATACAAATTAATTAGATATTCTTCGGATATATTATTAGAAATACCATAATTGAGAACATCATTTGCAAAACAGACATAAATAGTGTTCTTGGTTATGTTACCATAATTCAATAACAAATGATTATCGAATGTAATGAGTTTATTGGTCGCAAGTGGTTCATATATGACATCTGGACCAGGTAATATTGAAAACGGATTAGCAGAGAATAAATAATCACGAGTATTCGAGAACTTACGTCCAATGGGAACTAATAAATCGTATGTTTCTGTATCACTATCGATGTTATTATTCAATAATTGCATAAATGTTTCATAAGAATATGAATCTTTGTTCATTTCAATGAGTATCTTGGCTTTATCGATCAGTGCATCAGTCAAAATATTCATTAAAAATTGTCCAGCCATATGTTTATTAAAAGCGATTTCACCATTATTTGTCATTTCTAAAAATGACTTTAGTAGATGGAGTTTATCTTTCTTGGTCGAGAACAAATATAATTCATCATATGATATATTGTTAATACCGAGTTCTTTTATTATTTTCTTTTTGATAATTCTGATCGAATCATCTTTATGGATCTGTTGATTAGAACTAATAATTTCAGGTTGATCAATACTTAGTTGTAATCTTTCTTCTTCGCTAAATACTTCATCATCTTTTGTAATTTCCCTCATTTTCCCTTCAAAAACAATCATTCGTTTAGGTATTCCATTTGAATCTAGAAAACAAATTTTATATATGTCATCTGTGGGAATATTGATTGTATTTGTATCTAAATTTTGTTCCATATATACAATAAGGTATAATTTTTGTAAGTGTTTTTATATGTTTATAATAAATAAAATGAAAAAACGAGCTCTTTTGATAGGGATTAATTATATCAATATGCCCGAGTATAGACTATCTGGATGTATTGATGATATATGTTATATGCGAAATATGTTGATCGATGCATATGGATATTACAAATCAAATATAAAAATGTTACGTGATGATACCGAAAATCAGGCATTGATGCCTACTTATGAAAACATAATACGAGAACTAAATGATATTGCATCTAGTGATAGTGATGAAATATGGATACAATATAGCGGTCATGGAACACAATTTCAAAATTCGAATAAAATGATGGATGATGTTATAGTTCCTATTGATTTTTATAAAAATTATATTTTCGATTATGATATTTATAAAATACTACTAAAAATACGTGGTCGTGCTATTTTGATATTTGATTGTTGCCATAGCGGAAGCATTGCTAATTTACCTTGGACGTTCATAGTAAACAACGAAAATATTATCACAACTAATAATAATAATACCATGACAAACCCAAATATATACTTAATAAGTGGTTGTAAGGATAATCAAAAAAGTACCGACGCTTTCAATAAAGAATTATCACAAGAAGTAGGTGTATTTTCAAATGCATTCAATGAATGTTTACGAGATAGTAATCATCATATTGATATAATGACACTTTATAAAAATATATGTAAAAATATTATATCAAATGGATATAGTCAACGACCGGTTCTTTCATGTAGCACAAATACACCAAATCATGTGTTTTCTAGATATTGTGAACCCAATGCCAAAATCAATAGAATAATTACAAATTCGTTCGAAAAAAATACAATGCGAAATAGAATGAATTCTATAATAAAAAATATTTAGGTATATATAT